TTCCGCGCCGGGACGGTCTAAAGATGATCGTGTTATGGCAACAGGTTTGGCCGCAGCCGCTTTTGCCGAACAGGTGCAGCCGCAACTCATTGCAAGGCGCATTACTCGCAAAGTCAGTGAAGATCAAGAAGAATATACTTCAGAACAATTGTCGGTTGGCCGTAACGTCTCTGACTATCTCAAAAAGATTGGGATGTACGGACAATGAAGAAACCAATGACAAAAGCCGAACTCTATGCGCGGATGGAACGCTTCGCGAACGATGAGAAGCGCATCATCTCTTGGTCTTATCTTGGTGAGCTTGCTGGCTTCACCGAACAATATCTGCGTCAGATTTTTGTAGATAAAGCCAAACCATTGACCGAAACGGTGCAGATGCGGCTCAGCAAAGCACTTGAGCGCATAGAAAACGGCGACGTGACTTTGGTTTATTACAGCAATCAAAAGCGCGAATTGATCTACAACAACACGCCGAAGCCTCGCCTTATCAAGGGCGGTAAACTTGTTATGCGCGATGGCAAGGTGCAGCTTGAAGTGGGTCCAATCAATCGCGGCGACTATTCACGGCCAACTTTGCAGGAAACATTGGGGAAAAAGTGATGCCTGTAATCAAAAGCTATCAGTGCAAAGAACATGGTTACTTCGACGCTTGGGATGATCCGGCCTGCCCTGAGTGCGGCGCGGAGGCCAAGCAAGTCTTTATTAAACCGTTCTCCATCAAGACCGGGCGCACGAAGAAAGCTGATGCCACGCTCAAACAATTGGCGGCTGACTATAAGATGACGAACATCAAGTCGGTTAAGGAAGGCGAAAGCCAAGCCGGAACCTATCGTCACGGCGGCGGTCCAAAGGTCGAAGAGCCGCGTCAGCCTCGCGCTGGAGATGCCGTCATGTGGGGTAATGCTGGCAATTACAGCCTGCAAAGCCTGTTGGGCGGCGGTGGACCCAGATCAGTCAAGGGCGAGGCCACTGGATTTAATCCAAAGGATATGGGTAATGTGAGTGGCCCGAAAGCCATTCCGGTTGCGCGTGACCCGCAAAACCTGACCTTGAAAGACGCTAAATGAAAATCCCGAAAACCCCGCTCGAACGCGAGATATTTTTTCTGGACCTCATTGAAAAGTGCCAGGTGTCGCAGGCTGAGCGGCAGGCCGACTACGTTTCTCTCAGGTCGTATTACCTCTTTGGTTCTGGACCTGAAGACGCGCCCGCGCAGTTCAACAAGATATACGCGCACATCGATCAAATCACTTCTTTTTTGTACTCCGCTGAGACTACAAGGTTCAACATCAGCCTTGGCGCGGCGGTGAATGAATTTGAGCAACGGAAAGTTCCGGTTCTCACTCAAGCGCTTAACGACAAGTGGAACGAGACAAATGCCGATCAGGTGTTTTCTCAAGCGCTCAATTGGTCGCTTGTTTACAACACAACTTACGTCAAGTTGATTGTTCAAAACGGCGAAATCTTCCCGTACATGGTAGAACCAGGATGCTGCGGTGTGTTGCGTGAAGACACGCCTTACACAGATCGTCAGCAAGCTTTCACCATGACTTACTACATGACGAAGGCCGATCTGTATTCACGGCTTTATTCGCATCCGAAACGCGATGACATCGTGAAGCGTGTAACCTCTGCGGTCTACACGAAACAACAAATTCCTGAAGGCATTGACCGAATTATCTTGTCGCAGTCTGATCCGACAATGATGGGTACGGTCAACATGGACCTGTACGGATACAATCGGTACAAAGCCAATGTTGCTGAAGACACTATTGAAATGACAGAACTTTACGTTTGGGATGATGACCTTGACGATTACCTGATTGTCACTCGCGCATCGCCTGACGTTATCATTTACGACCGTCCGAATGGCGACATCTTCCTCAAAGGAGAATTGCCGTTTGTGCAGATAACCCCGTCTCCGTTGTACGATTACTATTGGGGACAGTCAGAAGTTCAAAAGCTGATTTATCTGCAAGACATGCGTAATCGCAGGATGTACGAAATCCTCGATTTGCTTTCTAAACAAGTCAGCCCGCCAACAGCCTTGATGGGCTTTACCGGCATCCTTGACGAAAAGAACTTCGCACTTAATCGCGCTGGTGGCCTGATGGCGACCGACATGCCGAACGCGAAGGTAGATCGTTTAGCTCCGAACATTCCGCAAGATTTGTACGAAAGCCTGCGGCAGATCGATCTGATGTTCGAAGAAGCATCCGGTATTGGCAACGTGTTGCAGGGACGCGGCGAACAAGGTGTGCGCTCCGCTGGTCACGCTTCTCAGCTTGCGCGTCTTGGTTCATCTCGCGCCAAAAAGAAAGCACTTATTGTCGAAGACAGTCTCGAAAAGCTCGCAACGCTTTATCTCAAGCTCATGCAGGCATACGACACTACGTATTTCAAAGACAGCGAAGGCATGAAGTTCATAGCTGAACAGTTCACGAAAGACTATGTGGTTAAAGTGGACGCTCACTCGAACAGCCCTATCTTTATGGAAGACCTTCGCTCTCTGGCATTCGAGTTGTTCAAGGCGCAAGCCATTGATAAAGAAAGCCTACTTGACTTGCTCGACCCGCCCATGAAACAGTTGCTCAAAGAACGGTTAAAGAAGGCACCCCAGCAAGGGGCTTCTGTGACCCCTATGCCAGCTAAAAAGGCGGGTTAATGGCTAGAGAAGGCGCTACCCAGATCAAAACGGGCGACCAACCTCGCTACGAAGCCTCGACCTTGTCTCAATCCAATAGACCGGCTACTCTTGATTACCGCATCACAAATGTGCGGCAGGAACGTCCTGCGGCCAGTAGTATGCGGAGAGACAGGAGAACCTGATGTACAAGAAGATGAAGCGCGCTCGTCGCGGCGGCAAGCGTAAGTAACTTGCCTAAAAGTTTGGGGATGTTTGGCTCTAACACAGGAGTGACCACGATGGCTCGTCGTAAGTCCCGCAAGACCAAGCGCTAACTAATAAACGGGTTAGTCCCGTTTGCGCTGCTCTGCTAAGGGGGACGGAGCTAAAAATACTCCCCCTTGACAATTCTTTTGGGCTGTATCCAACGTAGGCCCAACGAGGGGTTGATGATGGCTAAAGAACAGGAACTCATGGCATTGATGGCTGGCGCTGGCGCACCCGCTGGCGAACCCGCGCCCGGTGGCGCAACCGCTTTGCCTGGTGAAGCTCCTCCCCCGCCTCCGACCCCGCCGATGGCTTCTCCTATGGGAACGCCTGAACCTAAAGCCGGTCAGAAGGAAGCCGCGCTCATCAACATCAGCATGGCGCTGGATTTGATCGAGCAAGCCCTCCCGGCAGTAGGATCAGCCTCTCCCGAAGGCAAGAAGCTCCTCTCAATTCTCAATTCCTTGACCGGCCTCCTCGGTCCCAAGAAGCAGCGCGTAGGCGAGCTTCAAAACGCTGAAATCCTTCAGCTCCTCCAAAATCTTCCCCAAGCTGGGGGCGGCACTCCCGCCTCGCGTATGATGGAACAGGCTCCTCCCAATCTTGGCCTGATGTCCCCTGCCGGTGGTGCAATGCCACCCGGTGCCGCTCCCGGCGCACCTGTCCCGCCGCCTCCTGGTGGCGCGGGCGCTCCTCCAATGCCCATGTAAGGAAACTGAAAATGGACCTTTTTAAGCCTCGCGGCGCTCAACAGCCCCGTAACCCGACTACCGACCAACAGAACAATGGCCGCGTTATCAACACGCCGCGCTATAACCGTATGGGTGGTCTTGATAGCCCGAAGAAAATCGGCACCAAGAACGGCCTGACGATTAAGCCGCCGGGTGATGGCGCTAAAGTAATCTAAACCGACATAGGGGATGCAAGATGTCGTTAGAAGACTTGTCACCTGAAGCCCGCGACGAACTGGCCGCTCTCATGCGAGAGTTGGCAGAGAACCCCAATACCCGTAAATCGGTATTGAAGCTCGCCAAGCAAGTTCGTCCGAACATGACCATCGACAGCCTCGAAATTGAGGAACAAGTCGATCAGCGTTTAGCCGAAAGAGACGAAAAGCTCGACCGGCTCGAAGCAAAATTGCGCGAAAAGGAAGCGGTCGAAGAACTCGAACGCCGCCGTCGCGCTCTTATTTCCAAGGGCAAAGCGCGTTCAGATGATGACGTTGCTGCCATTGAAAAGATCATGCTCGAAAAGGGCATTCAAAATCACGAAACCGCCGCTGATTATTTTGAGTGGATGAACCAAGCCGCAAGGCCGACTTCAGTCGCTACGTTCAAGGCAAATGTCATGGACGAGACAGCTCGCGATACGCTGTCAAAATACTGGAAAAACCCAGCAGCAGCAGCGCGTGATGAAGCGTCAAAAGCCTTGAATGACTTGCGGAAAAACCCGCGTCCGATTGGTTTTTGATAAGTTTAGGTGGGGATGTAAACAGTAAGAGGTAAGAAATGCCTATCGGTGGTGGTATTGTCCCCGCATCTGGCACTTCGCAGTACAATGAACTTACGTACGTTACGCGTCGTGCGTTCATTCCTAAGATGGTGGTGCAGATTTACAACTCCACCCCGCTTATGGCTGCGTTGATTGCCAACTCGCAGACCGCAACGGGCGGTGTCTCGTCCGTCACGGTTCCTGTTCAGGGTGCCCAGTTTGTAAACGCTCAGTGGTCTGATTACAGCGGCTCGTTCTCTCAGCCGTCAGTCCAGCAGGGTTCTTACAATGCTGAGTTCAACCTGAAGCTCATGATTGCCCCTGTGCCGTTCCTCGGCATGGAAGGCGCTGTTCAGCAGGATCACGCAATCATCCCGCTCATTGAGGCTCGCATGAACGATGCGACCAACGTGATGATGGATGCGATGGCCTATTCGCTGTACAACAACACGACCAACTCTCAACAGTTCACGGGTCTGCCCGCCGCTGTTGACAATGGCGTGTCTGTGCCGACCTATGGCAACATCAACCGCACGACCTCTACTTGGTGGAAATCCACTCAGTATGCGGCTGGCTCGGTTAACCCGACCCGTCAGAACGTCCTTCAGTACATCAGCGGCACCGTCAAGAACTCGGCAGAAGTGCCGACCTATGGCGTCTGCGGCTTCGGTACTTGGACGCTCCTCGCACAGGATTATGTCGGTCAGGAACAGTATGTCATCACGCCTGGTTCGGGCTTTGATGGCGACGCAAACGGCCCACAGGCTGCGTTCCGCGCTCTCATGGTTGCTGGTGTTCCGATTTACCCAGACCCGTATTGCCCTGAAGGTACTCTGTACCTCCTGAACTCGAACTACATGAGCCTGTACATTCATGAACAGGGTCAGTTCGTCTTCACGGGCTTTGAAAGCACCCTTCCGAACTGGCAGATTGGCTATGTCGGCGCTGTTCTGACGATTGCAGAACTCGTCAACACCAAGCCGAAGGCCATGACGAAGGTCACGGGCTACAACTCCCTGTCGCTGTAAGGAGAAAGCCCAATGGCACTTGCTCTCAATAAAATCCTCGTCGCCAATACGAACACGAACACGCCTTCGGCCTATCTTCAGACGGTCACGGTGTCTTCGGTTGGTGCTGGCAATGCCACGGCTATGGGTAGCTCGCAGTACATTCCGGCTGGTTTGTATCTGTACCCGCCCACAGCTAACGTCACCATCGAACTGAACATTGGTTCGAACAACAATAGCTGGTCCACGCTGATTGCAGCCAATGTCGGCGGCACTCTGTTCTCGGACGGCTATAACGTGCGCGCCAATGCCACGACAGGCACCCAGACTGTAAACCTCTACACCGTCAACGGCGGTCAGGCGGCTACGCAGTCCTCGTACGCAACCGCGTAAGGAGGTCAGTCATGGCTAACCCAAACCGCGTAGGTGCAGAAACACAGGACGGCTTCGGTCGTAAGCGTCTCGCTTACATTACGAGCCCGTTTCGTCTGAGTGCTACCGGCAATGCGGTAGTGGCTTTGCCTATTCTCGGTGGTGGCACAGGTGGTACGACGGAATACATCATCCGTCAGATCACCGTGTACAATCTGTCGAATAGTGCTGGGGGTTCTGCTCCCAGCGCAGCTACGGCTAACGTGACGGTTGGCACGACCAGCGATGGTGCGAACCTTGTCGCCAACACGACAACGCTCACCAACCTGACGAACACGACTAGCTTTGTAGACCTTACGCTGAACACTGATACAGCTAAGACCCTCTACACTGCGAACACGCTGTTCGTAAATGTCACGGCGAATGTTGCTAATGCACAGGCGTTCATCTCCGTTTATGGCGATGTGGTGACGTTCTAAGGTTGTTCGTGTTTTCGAGCTACCACATCACTACATCCCCGGTGGTAGGATGAGTACCCCTCCCTGCGTCGCGGTAGGGAGGGGGAAAGTTTCAAAGGATGTGGTAACAACGTGACAACATTGCAAGATTACCTGACTGTGACGCGGCGCATCCTGCATGACGCCAATGCAAACTTTTGGACAGACCAAGAGTTGACCTACGACATCAATGTAGCTCGCAAGCGGATCACGCGCGACAC